TGCTGGTAATGATGCAGTCAATGCATTTATTAGAGCTAATACAGCATTAAATAATGCGTTAGGGGCATTCAATGCTGCTAATAATGAACCAATAGCTAAGTCTGCATTTGCTCAAGCTAATACAGCAATTAATAATACATTAGGTGCATTTAACAAAGCTAACTCTGCTGGTAATGATGCAGTCAATGCATTCATTAGAGCTAATACAGCATTAAATAATGCGTTAGGGGCATTCAATGCTGCAAATAATGAACCAATAGCTAAGTCTGCATTTACTCAAGCTAACACTGCATTAAATAATGCATTAGGAGCATTTAACAAAGCTAACTCTGTTGGTAATGATGCAGTTAATGCATTCATTCAAGCAAATACAACATTAAATAATGCATTAGGAGCATTCAACAAAGCAAACTCTTCTGGAAATGATGCAGTTAACGCATTCATTCAAGCTAATACTGCATTAAATAATGCGTTAGGTGCATTTAATAATTCTAACACTAAATTTAATTCTTCTGGTGGTAATATAACCGGACCAGTAACTATATCTTCTTCTTTAATAGTAACTGGAAATGTAACATTTACTGGTAACGTCACATCAGTTAGTGCTAATAATTTAGCTGTTCAAGATAATATGATTTATCTTAATAGTGGATCTAACGTTGCTAACCCTGATTTAGGATTTGCAGGGAATTATAATGATGGGATATATAGACACACAGGATTCTTTAGAGATTCTTCTGACGGTATTTGGAAAGTATTTGATCAATATGTACCAGAACCAGATGCATCTCCTTATATTGATACTAGCAATAATACATTTAGAATAGCAGATTTTCAAGCTAATACTGTATATTTTGGAAGAATATATACAACCTCAAATACTTTAATAGCTAATTTAAATTCGGAATTACTTGGAGGATTTGATAGTAATTATTATATTACATTAAATTCTTCTGTTTATAATCAAACCAATACTGCATTAAATAATGCATTAGGTGCATTTAACAAAGCTAACTCTGCTGGTAATGATTCTGTCAATTCTTATATTAGAGCCAATACAGCAATTAACAATGCATTAGGTGCATTTAACAAAGCAAACTCTGCTGGTAATGATTCTGTTAATGCATTTAATAAAGCTAACTCTGCTGGTAACGATGCAGTTAATGCTTATATTCAAGCTAATACTGCATTAAATAATGCATTAAGTTCATTCATTCAAGCAAATACAGCATTAAATAATTCATTAAGTGCGTTTATTGCTGCTAATAATGAACCAATAGCTAAGTCAGCATTTAATAAAGCTAACTCTGCTGGTAACGATGCAGTCAATGCTTATATACAAGCTAATACTGCATTAAATAATGCATTAAGTTCATTCATTCAAGCTAATACAGCTTATACCACAGCTAACATTGGTGTTAATAATTCACTATCAGCATTTAATAAAGCTAACTCTGCTGGTAATGATTCTGTTAATGCCTACATACAAGCTAATTCAGCATTAAATAATTCATTATCAGCATTTATACAAGCTAATACTGTATATAATACAGCTAATATTGGTGTTAATAATTCACTATCAGCATTTAATAAAGCTAACTCTGCTGGTAACGATGCAGTCAATGCATTTAACAAAGCTAACTCTGCTGGTAATGATTCAGTCAATGCTTACATACAAGCTAATACAGCATTAAATAATTCATTAAGTGCATTTATTGCTGCTAATAATGAACCAATAGCTAAGTCAGCGTTTAACAAAGCTAATTCTGCTGGTAACGATGCAGTCAATGCGTATATACAAGCTAATACTGGAACATTATATTCTCAATCAGCATTTAATCAAGCTAATATTGTATTATCAATAGCACAATCATCTTTTGCTGCTGCTAATAATGAACCAATAGCTAAGTCTGCATTTAGTAAAGCTAACTCTGCTGGTAACGATGCAGTAAATGCATTTAATAAAGCAAACTCTGCTGGTAATGATGCAGTTAATTCATTCACTAGAGCTAATACAGCATTAAATAATGCATTAGGAGCATTCAATGCTGCTAATAATGAACCAATAGCTAAGTCAGCATTTTCTTCTGCTAATACTGCATTAAATAATGCATTAGGAGCATTCAATGCTGCTAATAATGAACCAATAGCTAAGTCTGCATTTGCTCAAGCTAATATTGCATATGGACAAGCTAATACAAAAGTATATGCTTTTTATCAAAACACAGCACCATCATCTTCTAATTCTCATGATATTTGGATACACAATGATACTGGTGTTGTTTATGAAAATTTTGGAAATACTACTTATCCAGTTTGGGCTGAATTTGGTCCAACAGGAGTCACATCTACTGGTGGAATCACTACATTAAATAATCAATTATATATAAATTACACTCCACAAACAACAGTAAATGCTGCAATACACATTACTGCAGCTAATACGCTAGGTGGTGCTGGATATGCAGACGTACTAAAATTTACAAATATTTCTGGTGGTGCAACTAATCCAAATAAATTTATTCGTGTAAATATTACAGGTGGTCTTGAAATAATCGATTCAACTTACCTTAATAATATTTTTACTATTAGTAATGCTGGTAATATATCTTCTAAAGGAACAATAACTCCAGGAGCATATTCACCAGGTCAAGTTATAAAAGATACTATGTTATCGAATAGTGAGGTTACTGTTGTTTCTACTACAATTGCACCATCAGGTTCAAATGTAAACTTTATCACATACAACTACACTCCAGTTAGTTCATCAAGTTATTTGGTTGTTCATGTTCACATATCAAGATACGAACCGCAAGGCACTACCGATGATAGTTGGTTCTCAATATTATTAGTAGATGGAGCCGAAATTTCATATAATTGGCAAATGGTGAATGATAATGGTACTGGAACAAGTGGTCGTTCTGGTGTATTATTCCCAATAACAGGAAGATATACAAACTCAAGTACCTCAACTAAACAGATTCAAGTAGCTGCTCGTAGAGATACTGCTGATGATAGCATTATTATTACTAATTCAGCATCAGGAATTTGGTTACGCATTACAGAAATAGCAAGATGAACTTAATTTATATAAAATAATAAAGAGTAATTAGATATGGCAATAAATTTTCCAATAAATCCACAAATAAATGACGTATTTATAGTAGGCTCCAAATCTTGGAGTTGGAATGGATATGCTTGGGATTTAGTAGTAGCTAATACTTCAACATTAACATTAAATATTCAGTCTGCATTTGAAGCAGCTAATAATGCAAATATGGATGCAGATTCTGCATTCTTTGTTGCTAATAATGCACCTAAAGCATGGAATAGTGCAAACAATGCATACACAAATGCTAATACTGGTATATTATATGCACAATCAGCATTTAATAAAGCTAATTCTGCTGGTAATGATGCTGTTAATTCTTATACACAAGCTAACACTGCACTAAACAACGCATTAGGTGCGTTCACTGCTGCAAATAATGAACCAATAGCTAAGTCTGCATTTGCTCAAGCTAACACTGCACTAAACAACGCATTAGGATCATTTAATAAAGCTAACTCTGCTGGTAATGATGCTGTTAATGCTTACATACAAGCTAATACTGCATTAAATAATGCATTAAGTGCATTCAATTCTGCTAATAATGCTAATCTGGATGCAGACTCAGCATTTAATAAAGCTAATTCTGCTGGTAATGATGCTGTAAACTCATTTATTAGAGCTAATACTGGCGTTAACAATTCATTATCAGCATTTATACAAGCTAATACTGCATATAATACAGCTAATATTGGGGTTAATAATTCATTATCAGCATTTATACAAGCTAATACTGCATTAAATAATGCATTAGGATCATTCAATAAAGCTAATTCTGCTGGTAACGATGCTGTTAATGCATTTATTAGAGCTAATACCGCAATCAATAACGCATTAGGTGCATTTAATCTAGCTAATAATGCTAATCTGGATGCAGACTCTGCATTTAATAAAGCTAACTCTGCTGGTAATGATGCAGTTAATGCTTACATACAAGCTAACACTGGTGTTAACAATTCATTATCAGCATTCATACAAGCTAATACTACATATAATACAGCTAACATTGGAGTTAACAATTCATTATCAGCATTCACACAAGCTAATACTGCATTAAATAATGCATTAGGAGCATTCAATAAAGCTAACTCTGCTGGCAACGATGCTGTTAATTCATTCAGTAGAGCTAATACATCATTAAATAACGCACTAGGAGCATTTAATCAGGCAAATTCTGCTGGTAATGATGCTGTTAATTCATTCAGTAGAGCTAATACTGCATTAAATAATGCATTAGGAGCATTTAATCAAGCTAATACTGCATTAAATAATGCATTAGGTGCATTCAACAAAGCAAACTCTGCTGGTAACGATGCAGTCAATGCTTATATAAAAGCAAATACAGTAACTAACTATTTACCTCTTTCTGGAGGAACTTTAACTGGGAGAGTAGTTCAATCTAGTTCTGGATTTGTTCCTGCATCTAAAGATATAATATACACTAGAATAGATTCTGGATTTTGGCAAACTTCTAATGCTAATATTAGTACAGGATGGCCCGAAACTACTTCAAGTTGGTATCATTTATTAACTTCTACTCATAGTAATGATGGTAATTATTACTCGATGCAATTTGCTGGTAATTTTTATAATAGTAATAGTATTTACTATAGAGCTACAAATGGAGATGGAAATACAACATGGCATAAAATTTGGCACTCAGGTAATGATGGTTCAGGTTCTTCGTTAGATGCAGATTTTTTAGATGGACAACAAGGTTCTTATTATACTGGATTGTCTGATACTTCCACATTATATGCACAGTCTGCATTTAATAAAGCAAACTCTGCTGGAAATGATGCTGTTAATGCATTTATTAGAGCTAATACCGCAATCAATAACGCATTAGGTGCATTTAATCTAGCTAATAATGCTAATCTGGATGCAGACTCTGCATTTAACAAAGCAAACTCTGCTGGAAATGATGCTGTTAATGCATTTATTAGAGCTAATACCGCAATCAATAACGCATTAGGTGCATTTAATCTAGCTAATACAGCATTAACTACTTCAAACTACACTTCTTATGCAGCGCAAGGTGTTGGTTCTGTAGGAACCAGTGATTTAAATACCATAACAATATCTGGTATGTATCGATTTGACGTTCCTTCTGCAAACGGACCAGGTGTTAATTATGGTCAAATGTTGGTTATGCATGGGGCAGGTGACACTATTACACAAATTGTGGGAGACTATAGTTCTGGTAGTTTATATACAAGAAGCGGTAATCCACCAAATGTTAGTGGAGCAGGATCATGGTCATCTTGGAGAAGAGTATTAGATGCAGTAAATTATACCAGTTATGTAATACCATCAACTGGAGGAACATTCTCTGGTCCTTTAATTATAAGCACATCTTCATCTTCAGATGCCCTTAGAATCACACAAACAGGTTCAGGTAATGCATTAGTAGTTGAAGATAGTTCGAATCCTGATTCTTCTCCTTTTATTATATCTAACGCAGGGTCTGTATTAAGTGGGACAACAACTAAACGCTCTGTAGGTGATGGTTTTCAAACAGTCGTATCAAATGATATTTTTATTGAACATGATTCTAATGGGCTTACTCCGTTTACCGCTGTTCTTAATAGAAATGATACTAATGGATTGAGGTTTATCTTTGGTAAAAGCCGAGGGACAACTGTAGGTTCCAACACAATAGTCCAAAATAATGATTCATTAGGTGAATTAATATGGGCTGGTGCTGACGGGACTTCCTTAACTTCAGTAGCAGCCAAAATTGGTGCTGAAGTGGACGGAACTCCTGGGACTAACAACATGCCAGGTCGTCTGGTGTTCAGGACTACGGCTAATGGTTCTTCTACTCCTACCGAAAGAATGAGAATTGATAGTACTGGAAATACTGGTATCGGAACAACTTCTCCTAGTACATGGGGCAAATTCGCTGTAGTAGGAACAAACTCTGGTGGTGCAGTAGTTGCAGCAATTGTAAACTCTTCAGGCACAGCAAACACTCAAAGTGTACTATCCTTTGATACTACCAATAATGGGTTTAATGTTAGAGATAGTCAAATACGAGCAACTAATAATGGTTCCAATCAAACTACACTAGAATTTTATACATCAAATGCTGGAACCCCAACAGAAAAGGTTCGTATCAACAATCTCGGTAACGTTGGTATCGGAACATCTTCTCCTGCATATAAACTAGATGTTGCAGGAACAGCCAATACTGGTGCATTGACAGTTAGTTCATTAAATATTACTGGTCCATCTGCTAACCAAATATTTTATGAAGGAACATCTGGTATTACTAGTTTTATTGCCGCACCAACACAGAATAATACATTCCTAAATTATCAAACTGGTACTGGATTCAGTTGGCAGTTAGCAAATAGTGCATCAGTTGGTAGTGCTAACGTTTCTGCATACCAAACAGTAACTAATGCAACCACTGGTACTTGGTATCCTGCTCTTTATAATGGTACTTCTGGTAATAGACAAGTCAATGCTAATAACGCATTAAGTTTCAATAGTGCCACTGGTGCATTATCAGCAACATCATTTAATGCTTCGGGTATTACACAATCCACGTTTACTGATTCTTCAGGAGTATCTACCTCTAACCAAACACTAAAAATAGGTAATGGAACAAATTGGTTAGCATTCCAAGCAAATGCATCAGGAGGTTCATATAACGGCATAACAACCACTGGTGATGTTGCTTTATGGTTCAGTAATGGTTCTGGCACAAGTTCTAGTACACCGGGTAATTTAATTATTGCTCCTTGGGCTGGATTTAATTTTGGTTTAAGATTAAACTCAGCAGCAAATACAGTTGCAATTACTGGGTCTATTACTTCCACTGCCAATATAACTGCATCTAGTGGAACTGTAACCGCATCCTCATTCTCTGGTGCTGGTACTGGATTGACCGGTACTGCTTCTAGTTTAACTGCTGGTTTGGCCACAAATATCGTAGGCGGTGATGCTAATCGAATACCTTATCAAACTGGTACTAATACTACTGGATTTATTACCGCTCCAACACAAAATAATACTTTCTTAAATTATACCACTGGTGGTGGATTTAGTTGGCAGTTAGCAAATGGTGCATCTGTCGGTAGTGCTAACGTTTCTGCATACCAAACAGTAACTAATGCGACTACAGGTACTTATTATCCTGCTCTTTATGATGGTACTTCTGGTAATAGACAAGTATACGCAAATAGTGCATTTGTATTTAATGTATCTACTGGACAAATGGGTATTGGTGGAGCACCAAGCGGCAGTGTAGGAAGGTTGATAGTATCAGAAAGCATTACTCCATTAGGTGCAAATACTGGAGCTTATATACCAATTTCCACAGAGTTACATTCTGCTGGCTCAAATTTTGTATATAATACCAGATGGAGATTAAGAAAAGCCAATACATCTACTAGTTGGACAACTCAAGCATTACATGATGGTGTTTGGGTTGATGCATCATTTACTATTCCTGGTTCAACAACAAAAACTTGGTGGGAAAGATATCCAAACCAAGGTTCTCAGAGTTGGGGTGATGGTGCAACTACAGGAATGACTTTAAGTAGTGCTGGTGCATTAACTACCACCAGTTCAGTAACAGCTTCTTCATTCTCTGGTGCTGGTACTGGCTTAACTGGTACTGCTTCTAGTTTGAATATTGGTGGAAATGCTGGTGGAAATGCTACTAGTTCTCGTTCTGTTGGTGGGTGGGATGGAACATCATACAGATCACCTGGCTTTGTAATGGGAACTTCTGGAGGTAGAACTGTTGATTTAACTCCAAATACTTATAGTTATGGATTAACGACAGAATTTAAAAGTTCCTCTACTTTTAGTTCAACAGGTAATTATAGTGGGTTAATAACATATGCTCCATGGGATAGCACAACTGCATCTACTGGAGACCCAAGTTATCAACTACTATTCTCACCATCTGCTGCAAATTCTACAACAAATCCTGTATTAAAATTAAGAGCAGGGATTAATACTACATGGGGTTCTTGGAATACTATTTTACATAGTGGTAATTACTCAAATTATATTGTTTCTACATTTAACAAAGCAAACTCTGCTGGTAATGATGCTGTTAATTCATTCATTATAGCTAACACTGCAATAAATAATGCATTAGGTGCATTCAATAAAGCTAACTCTGGTCCAACTTTAACAGATGATACTTCTACAAATGCTAATAGACCTTTAGTTTTTACTAGTAATACAAATGGACAAGCATTTAATTCTGTTTTCATAAACTCAACAGAATTATATACAAATCCTAGTACAGGTACTTTATTTGCTACTATATTTTCTTCCCTATCAGATGAATCTCAAAAAGATAATATAAGTCCATTACAAAATTCATCAGAAATTGTAAACAAAATGAACCCTGTTTCATTCAATTGGAAAAAGACAGGAAAGAAATCATATGGTGTTATTGCTCAAGAAATTGAAAAAATACTACCTGATATAGTTCATGAAAATGATGGTATAAAATCTGTAGAGTATGATTCTTTGATAGCATTCTTAATTAAATCTATTCAAGAATTATCTGAAGATTTAAATGAAACTAAATCAAGACTTTTAGAATTAGAAAAAAATAATATAAATAATTAATTAATCAAACTAAATAAAAGATCATGGCTAAACCTAACTCAAGAGAAGAATTAAAAGATTATTGTTTAAGAAGACTAGGATTTCCTGTAATAGATATAAATGTTTCTGAAGATCAATTACAAGATCGTATTGATGAAGCTATTTCTTTCTGGTCGGATTATCATTATGATGCTGTTAAAAAAGTATATTGGGTTAAAGGAATAACAGCAGAAGATGTAGAAAATAGATATTTTTCAGTTCCAGATTCTATAATAGGTATTACTAGAATATTCCCATTAGTTAATACATTTAATCAAACTAATATGTGGGATCTTAGATATCAATTAAGATTAAATGAACTATGGGATTTTACTAGTGCTAGTTATATAAATTATACCATGACTATGCAACATTTAAGAACTTTAGAATTATTATTCACTGGAGAAGTTCCTATACGTTTTAATAGACATGAAAATAGATTATATATAGATTTTGGGTGGGGAACAGGACAAGCTCCTGAAGGACAAATTGTAGTTTCTGAAGGGTATGAATTAATTGATTCTTCACAATTTACTGATGTTTGGAATGATAGATGGTTACTTAGATATACCACATGTTTATTTAAAAGACAATGGGGAGAAAATCTAAGAAAATATGGAAACATAAGTTTACCTGGTGGAATTGTATTAAATGGAGAAACTTTATATCAAGATGCTATTAGAGAGATAGATCAATTAGAAAAAGATATGGAAAATGACTATTCAATTCCATGTGAATTTATGATGGGGTAAAAAATATGGCAACATCTAGTTTTTTTACTTCATATAATTCTCATAATGAACAATCACTATTAGAATCTCTTTTAACAGAAGCTATTAAAATTCAAGGATTTGATGGATATTACATCCTGATGGAGGATGATTCTCCTGATTTAGTATATGGCGATAATCCATTAAGAAAATTTAAAGATTCATATTCAATAGAAATGTATTTATCAAATTCAATAGATCCAGGATTGAGTAATGAATTTTTTAGTAAATTTGGGCTTGAAATAAAAAATAATACTAAGGTACAAATATCTGCAAGATCTTTTTATGATCTTGTTCCAACTTCAATTAGAATTAGACCACAAGAAGGAGATTTAATATACATACCTTGGGCTTCTGGATTAGGTGAATTATATGAAATTAAATTTGTTAATGACACTTCTGATAAATACCAATTGGGAAGAAGAATGCCTTATCTTTATGAACTAGAATTAGAAGCATTTAAATATTCACATGAACAAATTGAAACTGGAATTGAAGAGATTGATATTGTTAATGATGAAGAAGCATACTCTATAAATCTACAAATGTCTCAATTTGCAATTGATTCTGGATTATATGGTGGAGTGTATCAATATGGAGAAATAGTATTCCAAGGATCTTCATTATTAACTGCTAACTGTACAGCATCTGTTGCATTCTGGGATGATTCTAATAATAAATTAAAAGTAACTAATATAGTTGGAGAATTTGTAGTTAATGTTCCTATAGTTGGATCAGAATCAGAAACCTCTTTCAATTTAGTATCATATGATGATTTAGATAATCCTACTAGCAGATCAGAATGGGATAATGTTCATATCAGAAGTGAAGAAACAGAAGTGTTAAATACTAGCGAATCAAACCCTTTCGGTTCTTTAGGAGGATAATTTGTCTAACAACCCAACATCTTATTTTCAAATAATAAGAAAAATGTCTGTTGCTTTTGCTGGTCTATTTAAAAATATAACAATAATAAGATCTAATCCTGATTTAACAGCAGATAAAATAGAAGATCAAAGATTTATAGTACCTATTGAATATGCTGATAAAGAAAAATATACCAAAAGATTACTAGGAGATCCAGATTTACAAAAAAAGATTCAAATTATTCTTCCTAGATTATCTTATGAATTCTTGGGACTTGAATATGATTCTTCTAGAAAATTAAACACTAATAATAAGAATTATGCTGTTAATCCAAATTCTGCAGAGTCTGTACTAAGTCAATATAATCCTGTTCCATATAATTTTAATTATCAATTAACAGCATATGCAAGAACTATAGAAGATGCAACTCAAATAGTAGAACAGATATTACCTTATTTTACTCCAGATTTTAGTATAAAACTTAATTTAGTACAAGAAATGGGAATTGTTAAAACCGTTCCTATATTATTAGATAGAGTAGTACCTTCAATTGAATCAGAAGGATCTTTTGATTCTGAAGTTCGTGTTGTTATGTTTACTTTTGATTTTACCATAAAATCATTTATATTTGGTGGAATAAAAACAGAAAATACAATTCAACAAGCTAATGTAAGTATTAGTAGTTCAAATAATAATTTTGTATCTGGTAGTTGTGATTCATTACCAACAAAATCATTTATAGTATTAAATACTGGATCTGGTGATTATAAAATAGGAGAAATAGTATATCAAGGATATAATTTAGAAAATGCTATAGGAACTGCTGAAGTTAGCTATTGGAATAAAGCTAATAATATAATAACTTTATCTAGAATAAATGGAACTATAAAAATTGGACAAACTATAGTAGGAACTAGTACATTATCTACATATATGATAGATCATTCTTATGCAAATAATGAAACTTATTTTAATATAAACATAAAAGCATAACCAAAGGATATATTATGGGAACTAAATTTAATGAAAGAATGGAAGATTTTTTTGACATAAAAACTGAGGAATCAGAAAATTTACCTCAAATTATAGAAGAACCAAATAAAATTTTCTTCGGTGAACTAGATGATGATTTAAAAAATGATTATGAAACTAGTAGAGAAAATTTAAATGAATTAATAGAAAAAGGAAAATCTGCTTTTGATGATATATTAACAATAGCAAGAGAAACTGAAAAAGGCAGAGACTTTGAAGTTGCTGCTACTATGTTAAAAACAGTACTTGAAGCTAATGAAAAGATGTTAGATATGCATAAAAAGATTAGAGAAATTTCTAACTATAAACAAAAAGAAGAAACTAAAACAAATATAAAAAATGCTATTTTTGTTGGATCTA